CTTCAGTTACAGCTACAGTACCTTCTTTAACTTCGCCGGCTTTACCATATTTACTTCCAAACTCAGTAAGCGGTACATACCAACCAGCTCCGCTTCCACCGCCTACTACCAAATACTCAATAGAAGACACACCAGCTGGTACAGTCCAGTCTTTATTACCACTGCCACTAAACTTATGTATCTTATAATTTGACGAGTAATATGAAGTTTCACTTACGCTCATTATGCACCAGAACTTCCTTTTAAGCCACCGACAGCAGATACAGTACCGACAGTCCTATTCTCATAAAACAATAACACTATACCAGCATTTCCACCGTTTCCGTAAAACCCAGGACTTACAGCATCAATTGGTGCATCAAATCCATTTGCATGAATCACACCGTTATTGGTTAGTGTTCTTGCGTATAGAATTACTTGTCCACCGCCTTTACCACCTGTTCCTCCAACGCCAGTATTATAGCCCCATCCACCCTTACCACCTTGTCCAGCTAAAGGTCTTATAGGATTAGTGCCATAATAACCAGGATTGGAGCCAACACCACCTCTACCGCCATTACCACCGCTGTAGTTGTCAGTAATAGTGCCATTGTTTATAAGAGCTACACTACAAGAAACAATAAATCCTTTTGTATCAAGCGTAACACCTTCATTAACAGTAAGCGTAGTGTATTGCATATCACGAGTAAGTACTGTATCTACGCTAATAGTAACTTCTCCATCATCACCACTACCGTAAACAACAGGTCTACTAAAGAACTTAAGTCCTGGTGTACCGCGCAACGCAATAATAGTCTTAGCGTCATTTTGATCTACGACAGGAAAACAATTAATGCTACGCTGCGCATTAATACCAGGATATCTTTGTTCGTAAGAACCACCGATAAATGGTATTTCCATAGTTATCCCTTATTTATATCATAGAAACCTTCGCCAACAGGTAAGCCAAGAGTAACCGGATTTCCCATACCAGTAGCATTGTTCTTCATTATAGTACTCATACCACTTGCGGCTAAACTTGCCACAACAGCTGGTACTGCTTTACCAAACACTGTGCTAATTCTTACTGCAAGATTGTTAGTAAGAGGCTCCTCGTACTCAGGCGCAACCATAACAGTATCATCAAGAGACGAAAACGAAGATGTTTCTGTAAACGGCTTAACTGCGCACAAGTATAGTATATACGCAGCATTTGGTACTGGCAAAACATTTATAGTTGCAAGTGGATAGGATCTCGATATATACACAGCGGTAGGTATACCAGTAGTACTTTTATTGCTGACACTAACGAATTCCTTCTCACCTATTAAATCAATAGGGTAGTCTCCGTTATTTAAATTAGCATAAAGAACCTTATTAGGTCTTGATGAATTTAAATCCCCGCCAACTCCCCAGGTATAAACTGAAGTACCAGCAACAAGTGATAACTGTTCAACAGTAGACGTATGCACAACCAACCTAATGGCAGCAAAATTCCTCAGCATCATTTGAAAATAGATCAAGCCGTCATTATACTCCTCGGTTGTGGCATTCTCTCCACTTGCAATAATGCCAAGACTTTTCATTGCCATAAGTATATATTGTCTGACAGTCATAATCTACCTATTAATTACAATCGAATAAAAAACAAAAGTTCCTTGTGCTGAATTAACGGAATTGTTGCTAAGCGTAAACGTTAATCTTGATTTAGAATACCGAGTTCCGTAAGCGCTTCCAATCTTAGGAGTCACCTGTTCATTAGCTGTTGCTGATCTATTAGCAAGTACACCACCGAACACATCAACACCGTATTTGTCAGTAAGTGTAATATCGTACTGATCTGTAGGCGCAGTAACAGAACTTGGTATTGTAAGCCCTAAAAATACTGCGCCCTGCAACTCAGGAATATTTACACTATTCACAGCTCCTGTGCTGTCATCAGCTGTCCATCTAATTGTATGCTCGTAGATTCCAAATCCAAGATGCGTAGCTGAGTATGTAGTAGATGCGTTGGCTGCAAAGCTTGTAGTACTAATTAAGATCGAATACAAGCTTATAAGAAACACACTAAAAATTTTTTTCATCTTATTCTTCCTCGCTACCAGAAGGTTCAATTATTGAATCATTGTCTTGCGGTTTCAAACTCATGAGCTTAGCTTGAAGTTCTTTCTCTTTCCTTCTTCTAAGCTTTTCCTCTTCCTGCTCCAAAATAGAACTTGGAGTTAAAAGTTTATTCTGTGAAGCCATCTACTTTCCCTCCAGCATTGCCCAAGCCTGACCAACAACAACTGCAGAGTAAGCCTTACCAATTAACTTCTTAACCAAAGCAACATCTTCAACTGAGAACTCAGTATCATCATTGCTGTTTTTAATCTTAATAGCTAACTGCCAACGATTAACTTTTTCTGTCCCAGCCAAATTCTGCTCATCATTGAACACTGCAAGCAGTGCATTTACTGCGAAGTACTGAAGATCAGCAATATTACCTTTTTCATCTTTAATCAGCTCTCCGTTAATATCTTTAAGTTGCTGTAAAAAATCTACTTTCATACATCATCCTCCTCGGAAGTTAGCGGGAGTGTTTATGGCACACTCCCTAAAGCCAGTTAACTGCTACGCATTAGCATTGTACAAACCAAGATACCGCACACCAGCCGGAGTCTTGACTCTAATAAATTCTTCAACTGCAGGAGCAGCTTTCTGATTATCATACCAGATATGACCAGAACCGGATGTGACTCCAGTCAGATCAAACAAGTAACCATAATCATCAAACTTACCAACTTCAGCTCCCCACGCATTAATCTGAAGTACATGAATAGGAACAGTAGCTGCGTAGTCAGTCGGACAGTTGATCTCCGCTTCAAACACACTGTAAGTTCCAGCAGCTCCTGCAATAGTACCAGCAGGCATTGTAAGTTCTCCGCAGATAACACCAATCAAGCCAGTAACAGCACCAGTAGTCTGCAGATCAACCTTACCAAAAATAGCATTAGCGTAATCCCCAAGCTTCGCGTCAGAAGTAAGAATACTAGCAAACGCTTCAGCATTAGCTCCAGCTATCGCATGAGTCTGTTCAACAGCTGCCGTACGAATAGTACCAGTAGCCTCAGTAACAGCTCTCGTAAAAGTCTGTACAGCAGAAGCTTCGAACTTCACTGCACCTGTAAAGGTAATCGGATTAGGAATTACCACATGCTCCGCTTCGTTTTCAAAAACTCGTTCGAGGTAACTCATAACTTACCTCCTAACCCCAGAGCCTTACAGCCAACTCCGGATAAAGCGTTTTGACACCATACAAAATGTCAAGACGAATAACTTCTTCGTCATCAGCAATGCTGTACTGTTTAACAACACGAATACTCAGACCGGCATCAGGATCAGTTTCTCTTGCTCCCCACACATTAGCAGGAATTTCAATAGGAACAGTCACAAGAGCAAAAGCGTTTGGATGGAATACCAGATTTTGCGGGTACTCAGTACCAGCAGCACCCTTAAACGTAACAGCCTTAGTAGTAGCCGGAAGCGCAGTCACGTTTGAATATGCATTAGTCGCGCCGTACACGAAAGCAGGAGCAAGCGGAATGGTCATCGCTGCGCCATCATCAGACGTGTTGGCAGTAACCACAAACTGACGAAGCTTACCAGTACTCGCGCCGGACATAGTGTTACAAGCTAAACAATCAGCAATTGTAAACACATCACCTTTAGCAACTGTGCTCGAACCACCCCAACCAGCAGTAATCAAAGACGCATCGCCGCTGGCAATGGCGGCATCATTCAGAACAATATCATCCTCAAACAAGCCATTCGTGTGACGACGAATATTCTGATCCATATAAATCGACAGATTGGCAATCGTTCCGAGGTAACCTTTGGTAACAATATCCTTCGCAACATTCTGCGCAAAAGTACCTTTCAGACCATCAGCCAGCGCCCAATGCGCTCCAGGATTCACCACACAAACTCTGCGATCAGTCGGAGCACTTTCATCATCCAACAATTCCTGCGCATCAGCAAGAGACTTGAAGGTTGCCGGAGTAGTTCCAGGTTCGCCAACGCTATTAGCTACGTCAGCATACAAACCGCAAAGATCGTAGTCAACAATATTTGCAAGCGCAGCCGCCGCAGGAGCGATGTAGCGTTTGCTGTAATCCTCAATCGTAGTAGTCAACTCAACCGAGCTGAACGCCCAAGAAACATGCGCCTGAGTAGACATTGTAATCGAGGTGCTCGGCTCAACCAAGTTAGAGTTGCTACGTGCCTGAGCTTTAGTAGCACGGAACTTATTAGGTTTACGAACACTAATAGTAGTTCCAACTTTAACAAATTCGTTTTTGTACGCAGTGTGAACATTACGAGACATAGCCATGTTGTTCACAAGCATCATCAACGCTTCTTTCGCAATAATAGTAGGTGTTAACAAAGTATTACTTGAAGCCATAAGTCAAATCCTTTATCTCTTATCTCTTTCACGCCACGCTCTATACTCTCTAGGACTCATATCATTCGGATCTTTTTCTACAGCACCTGTAGTTCTGAGCGGAGTAATAGGTTCCGGCGCATTGGTTATCTTTTTCTTAGGTGGTTCTTCTTTACCAATAAGACTGCCCTCACTAGACTCTGATGGTTTCGGAGTCTTTGGTGTAGGTTCGTTCTTGGCAGAAGTAACGTCCTTCTTCTTCGCTACTGAAAGTAGCTTAGTTTCGATCAAAGTAATTTCTCTTGCAGCCCGTCGAGCGTTGAGTTTTGAAATATCTGCCAAATCATCAGGATTTTTTGCGAGATAGTACATAATTTCATCAGCAATCTCGGAATCAAGAATAGTATCGACTAAAGCCTGTGTAAATGGAAGTTCTTTTGGCTCCAGAACTACTTTGTCAAAGTCTTCATACTTATCTCTTCCAGTACTAATAGCTTCATCAAGCAGCTCATTTACCGTATGAATATCATCCTTTACTTTCTTTTCCTCATCAGCTTTAGCAACTTCAGCTTTGTACTCATTCAATTTCTTTTCCGCAGCCCAAGTTGCAAGTGCTTCGTCGTATTCTTCTTGAGAATCAAAATCCTCGACCTTTGGTTTATCCTTAGAAGGAATCGTACTCTTAAGCTTCTTAAGCTCTTCTTCCGCTTTCAGTCTAAGGTCTCTTTCGTAATCACGCTCACGTTCAGCTGTACGACGTTTCTTTGTAAGATCGTCAAACCTTTTCTGCAGAGCCTTAGAATACTCAGTCTTAGGCTCAGATTCAACTTCTTCGGAAGCCTTTTTAGAAGGATCTTCTTTTTTAGTTTCCGTCTCTACAGACGATTTTTTTGTTTCTACTGCTCCTTCTTCCTTCTTAGGTTCTTCCTTGGCTTTGCCATCTTTTAACTCTTCTTTGAGTTCTGGAGATGGATTGTCAACTGACGCCGAACTTTTGTGCTCTGGATTAGTCTCATCAACAACAGTAGAAATAGGTTCTACCGAACTGATAGACATAACGTTCGGACTGTCTACTCCATTCACAACTTGCACTGTCCTTTCAACTTCTTCCATACTTTTAAGCATAATGCAGACCTCCTCAGTCTGTAGCCCAGATTCACGTCTGGTCGGATTAAGTGTTTAGAACTACTTTCCTCTTGCTTCCCTATACTCTTTAGGACTCATTTTCTCAAGAGGCTTATTGGCCGCGCAACCCATCTTGGTAATTTGAAGTTCAACACTTCTGCGCTCAGTTCCGTCTTGATCTTCTGTAATAGAGATACCAACAACCTTAGCTTCAGCTTCAATCTTTACTGTTTCTCCGCCTTTTAAAAGCGCAAGACTAGGAATTTTCTCAATTTCCTCGTTAGTAAGATGAAGTCTAGTTCCATAAGAGTATCCTTCTGAACCCAATGTTTCTATAGGTTTGTTCTTATCACGTTTAATATCAATTAATTCCACAACGCTAACCTCCTTATTAATTGTAGCCAGCAAATTCAGATAACTTATTATACACTTTATTCTTCTTCTTTTTATCTGGCAGCTTGACAGTAACCTTATAATCCTTATTCGGATCATCATATGTTACTGTAAGTTTATCAAACAACCGCTCTGTTACATCATATTCATCAGATATTTTTTTATTCTTGTTCATATACTTACCTTTCATTAAGCCGTTCCGCTAAAATTTCATCCACAGCCTTTTCAACAGACTGCTTATCACGAGAAAATTCAAGTTGATTTTTAATCTGCAGTGCCTTCAGCTTTTCTTGTTCCTGTAGTAATTTAATCTTCTCAATCTCAACTTCTATCTGAGAAATAAGTACCTTACTTTCTTCGACAGGATTAGATTGCTGGCCAGAAAACTGAGCCTGAATTGCTTCAAGTTCTTCCTGACTCGCGCCATTCCTTTTAGCTTTTTTAAGAGCGGCTTTTAGCTTAATAGCCGGAGGAAGAACTTCAGTAAGACGTTCTGCAAATTCCTCTGCGCCAACCCAATCCATAGCTTTTGCATAAAGATCGCCAATAAGCGGAGCCGCAGCAGGATAATACTGAATAAATTCTTGCATCGACTGACGAGCCTCACTTCGCTGCGTAGTGAAGCTTGGACCAGTAGTAACAACTACGTCAAAAGTACCGACAGACAGGTCGTTAATAATACCTGCGGATGACTGCACATTAACAGCGTCAAACTCAAATTCACCGTCATCTAAACCAAGACGAATAATTCGCTCGGTATCAAGAATAGTTGGAGCTATGTCTAAAAGAACTCTACCAACATGCTCAATAGAGCGAGAAAGATTATCAATAAAAGCAAAGGTTCCGGTGTCACCTTCCTGTTTCCTTTCTCTAATAGCAGCTCCAGATCGCTCATTACTCTGCATACCAAGCGAAGCTTTCTGCAACCCAATCACGTCTCGCATTTCCTGGTCAGTTGTAGCAATCTTTTGTGTCAACGCAGATGATAGTTGCGGCGGTGCTTCTCGTTTAGGGCCACTAGGAAAGTTCCTATCTGGATCAAACAACAAGTAAAATCTATTCTTTTTACCAGCTTCATCCCACATAGTTTGATGATTCTGTATCATCTCTGGAGTAACAAAATACGGATTTCTTGGCTGTAATGCTACTACCTCAGTATCTATACTTGACCAGTAGTTATACATACGCTGCACATCTTTAGCATTTCTAATCAGACCGCGCACGTACCTTTTACCACCAACATTAAATTCTTTACCCCAGATAGGAATTATTGGAATGTATTTCTTTCCTGGCCATTCCTTATAATCAAGTACGCTATCACCAGATAACAAGTACCACATAATTTTATAAGATTTAACATCTCTCTTTTTTACATATGTCTGACCTTCTTCAAGCTTTTTTACTATAGTTCCATCACTAAGCTGATAGATAGTTGTGTACATCGGTTCTTTAACAAAGTACTCAGCCAGCCTAACAGTATCTTTTGAGTACTCTACGAACATAGAGTCAGATGCGAAATCAACAGGCTGTTCTTTATACTTTTCTTCGAATTCCTCTTTGCTCATATCATTAGATACTACAAAACAGTACATAGCATCAGAGCAATCATATTCGCTGCATGGCCCCCAATACACTGCCAGCGCGTTATCGATTTTCTTTATATAAGCCTCTTGATCCGTTGTCATATCAGATACGTAATCAGTAATAACACGTACTGCTCCGTAACCACAAGCAACAGCGTGTTCAAATCCATGATCGATTGCTATATCCGATTTTGAAATCGACTGCACATGACGCATCCATCCACCTAGGATGCGTGCAGTATTTATATCATCATTAGAATCAACAGGAATAACCTTAATAGAAGGTCTATTCTGACGTTGATCGCCAACAACTTGATCGATAAAAACAGGTAGTTTATTTATGACAAGACACGGTTGATTAGCAAGTTCTCTGTCTTTTCTAATTTGTTCTGGCCATTGTGATCTTTCATTAGCTATAAACTCCATGTCTTCATATGCCGCTATTCTATTGTGTCTATCATAATCAGACGCAATACGAAAACGATCTTTAGCTTCTCTAAGAATCTTAGCTTTTTTCTCTGTTGATAATGACATTTAGGCCATCCATCCTTGAGATGAATAGAATTCATCTCTAAACTGCTGCACTTTATCTTGTTGAAACATACCAGGCTTTTTAAATACTCTGGTAGACTTACGCGCAAAATACTCGGTTAAGCAAAGTGCGTCGGCAATATTTGGACTTGCAACGCCCCTTGCTTTCATATCTTTCTTAGATTCGATTTTAAATCCGCCATCTTTATTAAATGAATAGCGAACAGAAGAAAGTTCATTTGCAAGCTTCTCTCCATACGACTCTTGTTCGCCGGCGGCTTTTATATCTGGAAACGAGTACAACCCAAGCAAACAATTATCTCTTACCTTGCACCACAACTCATCTCTAAGTCTGTCAAATTTTTCTTTGTTGCTTGATGCCCAAGCTACATTTACCATATGCAAGTTTGGTACACCGTGCTTTTGTAACCAGTCAGCAACGCCGGCGCCGACTCCGATAACATCTATTGCACAGCCGGCGGCGTCTAATTCCTGATACGTATGATTAATAAAGCCACCAAGATCAATTGTATTAAGTTTATTAAACGTTTCCCAAGGATCAATACGCAAACCCTGACGCGGCAAAATTATAGATGAATCATCTCCATACCTAGCTACATCAACACCAAGATACAATGGTTCGTCTTCAGCAACTACAATTTCCTTACCAATGCATTGCTGCGCAGCCCAAAGCGGTATAAGAGTCGTATCATCTTGTAAAGGAGGATCTCCAACAACGCGAACTAAGAATATACTAGAATCAACGCCGTACTTTCTCGCCATGTAATCAATATACGAACTGTCTACATTAGAGGATTTTCTAGAATCCCAATGCAGTCTGCACCAATCCTTAGAAATGTTTACATGAAAATGTGTGTCATAGAAGTAGCCAGAATTTTTTGTCATATTTCCAATAAGTATTACCTTATTGTCTGGCTGAGTCATTGTGCCTTCAAGAGGAATAAAAGTAGGGTCAGGAATACCGGAGCTTTCATCCGCCACGATTAAAAGGTGGTCAGCATGAAGGCCAGCGAGTGTTTCAGCTTGTTCGTCCTTAGTGGCCTTAACGGACGGAGAGATAAAGCGAATCCACCATTCCTTAGTTGCATCGCGGTGTTGTATCGCATCTTTTCTTATAACGAACTCATCAGCTACGATTGACTGTCTAAGCCATTTTGATATTTCAGTCACCAAAACATCGTGCAACTGCCGATTTGTCGGCGCGGTACAGACTACTTTTGCAAATGGTCTTGTTACCATGAACCAGAGGATTACCCACGAAACAGCACTCGATTTACCTGTACCATGTCCGCTGCGTATTGTAATCCGCTTGTTC